AACTAAAAAACGCAAATCATGTCAACACAACTTCTTCAGCAAAATCAAAACCTTCTTTCGACAATGCAATTCGCGACTTCTAACGGCCGCGAAATAATTTCGACGGCGTCCGAAGGCGTTCAAATGAGAAATTTGACCGAAGACGAACCGATCAAACAAGCGTTCAGGTATATCTTCACGCTTATCGGATTGAAGGCCGAAAACATTCCGTCCGATCTTCAAAAGGCCGTTTTGATCAATTACGTCCGGACGGAACTCGGATCATTCACGCCGGACGAACTTTGCCTTGCGTTTCGTTTGGCCGTATCGAAACGACTGGACGTCGAAATCAATCACTTTCAGAACTTCAACGCGATTTATTTGTCCGAAGTCCTTGAAGCGTATCGCCGCCAACGAAGCGCGGCCTTAATCGAATACAATCGCGAAATGAAAAAACTTGAATCCGAATCCGAAAACGAAGTTTCGCCTGAACGCAAACTCTCGTTGTTCTGGGAGTACATCGACACGGTTATTCTTCAACTTTGGGACGATTACGTCAAAACGAACAAGATTGAATTCGGACATTATCGCGTCGCGTCAATCTTCGACATTTTCGAAAATCAATTTTGTTTTCTTGCTTTGACGAAGGACGAAAAGATCGAAATCAAAAAACGCGCGGAACAATCCGCGAAGAATCAACTTGAAACGCCGGTCGAAACTTTGGAAAAAATTCGCGAAATTCGTCAAATCAAACAAACGATTGAATCAGGAATGAATCACATCGGTTTCGAAAACATGATCGTCACGAAATGCAAAGAAATAGCAATCCGCGACTTCTTTTCGAAATTGAAGACTTCAGGAAACGACCTTCGAAAAATGATTGATCAAATTCGTCCGAACTTCAAACTTACTTCATGACACCGGTTCAACAACTCGCAACAATTTTCGAAACCTTAAATCCTGAAATCTTCAACTTGAAGACCGAATCCGGCCGAAGGTTACTTCGACACGTCGCCGAAGTTATGGAACTCGAAAAGACGGAAATCATTTACGCGTTCGAAGAAGGCAAATTTTCGCAATTGTTGAACGGATCCGCAAGATTAAAACCGAAAGACGGATTGACTTATTACACGAAGAAATTCAAAATCAAAAATCCATGAACAAAGAAATCAATCCGGCGAAATCCGTTCTTCTTCTTCTTCAGCGCGAATATATTCGCGAATGTAAATTCGAACCGGCAAAAGACGAAAACGGAAATCCGCTTTTGAACGAAGAAGGCGTCCAGATTCAAAACGCGATTCATTCAAACGGCCTTTCCTTTGCTGAATGGTTAAAATCAAATGATCTTTTAATGAATACAAGTCCGATCATTCGACCGGACAAAATCCACAAACTCACAAAATTATGAACAAAATTTTCTTAATCGGTAACGTCGGCGGCGATCCTGAATTCAAACAAACGCAATCTTCGCAACTCGTTTCTTTTTCTTTGGCCGTCAACGATCGTCGCAAAAACGGCGACACCTACGAAAACAATACGCAATGGTTCAAAATCGTTCATTTCGGAAAAGGCGCGGAATTTTCGAAGAAATACATCAAGAAAGGAATGAAGATCCATGTCGAAGGTCGACTTGAAGTTTCAACTTATTCAGCGAACGACGGATCACAACAAAAATCCGTTTCGATCATTTGCGAAAATATAAACATTTTTGAAAAACTTGAAAAACATGAAGAATCTTTCAATTTCTGAAAGGATCGCGTTAATCTGGACGATTCCGATCGTCCTTTTGATAATCGTCGGCGCGGCGATTTATTCAATCCTGAAGTTCACTTTTGCCGTCGTTTTCGTGAAATCCGGAACGGCCGGATCAATGTCCTTTATTTTTTTGAAGATCAAAACGTCTTTCATCACAAAGCAATTCGATAAATTCAGGCGCGAAGATTCAATCCTTTCAAACTTCGACATTCGAAATTAACATGAACAAACTTCAAAAATTATTTGCTTCGAAAACAAGTCTTCAAAACGCGATTCAATACGCGGAAACACACCTTGAAAGACTTCAGCAATCGAAACGATTAATCGACAAACAAATTGAAGTTTGGGAAAAGAAAAAAGAAAACATTCAATCGCAAATCAAACAACTCGAATCATGATCAAAAACTTTGAAGAATACACGCACGAATTGACGTCCGAAGAACGGATCGTCGTTCAAACAATCATTCGACGTTTCGAAAGTCGAAAAGGAAAAGAAAACATTGTCACCGGCGAACAAATTCGTGACGGTATCAACAAGAACCTGAACGTTAATTTTGACGGCGTTCGAATCCGGAAAATGATTCAGTTCATTCGAACGAACGACTTGATCGCCGGATTGATCGCAACTTCAAAAGGATATTTTGTCGCAAAGACGGCCGAAGAAATTGAAGATTGGATCGAATCTTTGAAATCGCGCGAAAACGCGATCCGAACGATTCGAGAATTAGCCGAACAAACCGTTCGCGAAATGAAGTCCAGAACAACGCAAACACAACTTTTCGCATGAAAAAAATAATCGCAATCGTTTTATTTTGGCTTTTGTCGATCGTTGTTCCGATCGCAATCGCTCACACAATCGAATCAAAAACAATTCAACAACCTACATTCAAAAAATGACACCGAACGAAATGTCCGACCGAATGATCAAAGACTTCGAAGAAATGATCATTTTGACGAAAAACGGAGCGCGCGAAGCGGCGTTGATCGCCGTTCGTTTTTGCCTAATTTCGACGACCGGTTTTCCTGAAGTGAATCTTTTCTGGAAACAAGTCGAACAAATTCTTGAATCGTCATTCGATTAAAATTCAAACCTTGACGGATCCGAAGCCGTTTAACGTTCGGACTGGGACAAAGAAGTCCGAAAAATATGAAGACAAACAAAACAAAAGAAATTCGTCAAAAATCAAAAATTGACGATCGCCGCGAAAAGGTCGAACGAATTTGTGAACTTTATTCCGCCGGAAACGTCACAATCGAATCTTGTTGCGAAGAAGTCGGAATCACGTCGCGGACGTTCTGGAATTACACGGATCAAGATTCCGAATTTTCGAATCTTTATAAAAAGGCGAAGGAAAAACACGCAAAGGTCGGAAAAGAAGGACTTCGCGAAAAGGCCGAAGACAATCTTTCGAAATTGATCACCGGTTTTTGGATCGAAGAAACCGAAACCGAAGAACTTTTTTCGAAAACCGGTCAACTTTCAGGACGCCGGATCAAGAAGAAGAACAAGTTCGTCGCGCCGAACGTCACGGCCGTGATTTTCGCTTTGAAGAATTGCGATCCGGCAAATTGGGGCGAATCGTTGTCGGTTGATTTATCCGCCGAAAAACAGATCTTCAAAATTGGCGATCAAGTGATCGAATTTTGATAAATTTGAAGCATGACAACAATTGAAGACGTCGACCTTTACGCTGAACGTTTGTTTCAAACATTCGGAACGTCCGAAGAAGTTTTGAATCATTTGAACGTTCGACTTGAAACAATCAAACAATCGGAAATCGACTTCGACTTCGAAGAACTCGAAAATCAATTCGAATTCCTGAACGCCGTTCGGCGACATGTCGTCAACAAAAAGAAGTTCGAATGAACATCGCGTTCAGTCCGCACGAAAAACAACTTGAATTCATGCAAGCGGTTTTTTCGTTCAAATACGAATCTTTGTTGTTCGGCGGCGCGGCCGGCGGCGGAAAGTCTTTTGTTTCACTTGCGACGTTGATCACGCTTGCGAAGATTTATCCGAATTCACGTTCACACGTTATTCGCGAAAGTTTGCCGACGTTGAAACGAACGACGATTCCGACCTTCTTCAAACTTTGTCCGAAGTCCTTCATTCGAAATTATCATCAAACGGATCACATTGTCACGTTCGCGAACGGTTCAACACTTGAATTCTTTCCTGAAAACTTCAGTCAGGACAAAAATTTGACGCGATTCGACGGACTTGAAACGAACTTCTTCTTGATTGAAGAAGCGCAAGAAGTCCAAAAGAAGACGTTCGAAAAATGCAAACTTCGCGTCGGTCGTCACATTATTCCGAATCAGCCGCCGCGATTGATCTTGTTGACATGCAATCCGTCGCAAACGTGGACAAAGAAAGAATTTCACGAACCGGCTATGAACGGAACGCTTCGGACGTCGTATTTTTATAAACGCGCGTTAATGTCCGACAATCCAGATCTTCCGGTTGAATACGTCGCCGCAATGGAAAACCTTGACGACGTCACGCGCGCCGTGTTCGTTAACGGCGACTGGGACGTGATCGACGTCGATCGTCCTTTCGCGTATGGTTTCGACAAGTTCAGGACGGTCAAACAAAACGTCGAAATTGAAAAGTCCGAACCGATCATTCTTTCTTTCGACTTCAACGTCGATCCGATCACTTGCATCGCCGGACAAGTATTCAAAGACAAGATCCGCGTGATTCGCGAATTCCGCCTTCGAAATTCCGACATTTACAATCTTTGTTCGGCGATACGCTCCGAATTCGGCGATCGTCTTTTCATTGTCACCGGTGACGCGTCCGGCGCGAATCGTTCAGCAATGACAAAAGGCGTTTTGAATTATTACACAATAATTCGCGACGAACTGGATCTTCCGAAGTCGGCGTTTAAGGTTCCGACCTTCAATCCTTCGATCAAGAATTCACGCGTCCTTTTGAATTCAATCCTTCAAAAACACAAAGACATTCAAATCGACGCTTCGTGTCAATATTTGATTCATGATCTTCAAAACGTCGAAGCGAACGATCACGGCGACATT